TGATTCGCTCAGTGCCTTCAGTTGTGACTTTGAAGTGTCCGTCTGACCCCGTATCAACAGTTTCAGCCTCAGTGTTGCCTTCAGAAATCTTGTCTGTGTCTATAGCAGAGCCACTTGATGCGGCAGTGATCCGCCCCTGAGCATCAACAGTGATGCTGCTCAGCGTGTAACTGCCAGCGGTTACAGACGTGTCAGCAAGCTTTGCAGCCGTAACGGCATCATCTGCAATCTCAGCAGTGCTGATGGTCCCAGACGCTGCAGCAGTAATCCGGCCTTGAGCGTCAACCGTAATGTCTGCTGCTGTATAGCTTCCGGCAGTGACTGCGGTGTCGGCAAGCTTTGCAGCTGTTACAGCATCGTCCGCGATGTAAGCAGTCGCAATCGCCGTGCCATTCCATACGCCTGTGGCAATCGTGCCAACGCTGGTCAGGCTCGAATTAACGACGGCGCTGCCGAGAGTTGTGGCACTCAGAACAGACGTGCCAGCAATCTTGAATTCTTTGCTACTACCAATGTTGACGTGTTCAGAGAAATCCCAGCTGTCGGTGCTGTTTGTCCAAACGATGGTGTGATCAGTTGCCCCTTTAAGGGTGATGCCACCACCATCAGCGGTCACATCAGTTGGAGTGTCAACGCTGCCAAGCTCAATATTTTTGTCGTCAACAGTGAGCGTTGCGCTATTAACAGTTGTGGTCGTGCCGTTGACCGTCAGGTTTCCGGCAATCGTGATGTTGTCTTCAAGCTTGGCTGATCGTTCCTGAGGCTGCGGCAGTAATACGGCCTTGGGCATCAATAGTTATGTCTGCTGTCGTATAAGAACCAGCGGTTACAGCAGTATCCGCAAGCTTGGCCGCCGTGATTGCGTCGTCTGCAATGTCAGCCGTCGCTAGCGGGTACGCGCTGACTTTTGTGCCATCTATATACCCAAGAGAGGTCCAAGCTGTTGAACCATCCCCGATCTTTATATACCCAGTATCTTTTTCATAACCAATTTCTCCATCCTTGAGTGTTGGATTGTTGCTATTCCAATTAGCAGCGGTGTCCCGCCGCTGTTGCATCAACGTGGTGAGTTGAATAGTCATGATGCCCCAGCGTTAATGTTGTATGCGTGGACTGTTGAAGCCTGCTTTCCATCATAGATGTAGTCGGCCGCAGCAGCTGCTGCAGTTGTCGCGTCAACAGATTCACCCAAAATATCCCCCTGTAACACTGCGTGGCTTACAAGGTCAACAGATACGTCAAAACGATCGAAAGAAACATCGGTCACTTCGGGCGGGCTTG